TGGAGCGTATATGTTAGGAGGAGCAGGAGCTTTTCAAATGAGAGTGGTTAGAGGATAATGGCAGGTCAATTAGATTCATTATTTAAAAGTGTTGCCCAAAGTGTTGTATCTTCTTTAGGTACATCACTTGACAGCACTATTAGTTTTACAAAAAAAGGAGTTGCTAGTTATAACATTGACAAAGGAGAGCAGATAACCGTAGATACTGTTTTTTCTGATTTAAAAGTACCAATATCTTTTATTCGTTCAGAAGAGGAAACAGGTCAAGAAATGAGACAAGCAAGACTATATATTACTCCTGACCTTATAGGTAACAATCAGATAGAAATGAATGATGAAATAACTATAAATTTTAATGGTGCAAATAGAATTACACAAATTGTTGATATTGACACCAAAAAAGGTGGACAAATCTATTTATTTATTATTTTGGTACGATTTTAAATGGCAACAAGATTTTTAAAAGATTTACCTAAAGATTTAGATAAAAAAATTAGCAGAGATTTTAATAATCTTATAAAAGATGTCCACTTTGAATTGTCTAATAGAAATGAGACTAGACCAACAACAATGCCTGTCTTTACAGGTTTTTTTGCATCTAGTTGGAAGGTTCAAAATAGTCCAGTAACAGCCACGCATAAAGCAGAAAATTACGAACCTTGGGCAACTCAAAGGCAAATTGTATGGAAAGCTTTTTCTAAAGGGCAAAAAATTAGACCACCAAAACCAGTTGTAAGACCTAGATTTCCTGTGGGATCAGGTAAGAGAATATTTAACTATAAAAAAGCAGTTTTTATTGGAAATAAAGCGATTTATTCTCAATATGTTTTAGAAAGTGGAGAAATTCAAAAATTTGTTCAAGGTGATTTAGCTCGTTTAATAAAAGAAAATATGTCAGATAAAGGTAAGCTATTTATAGGAGGGGCTACACCCGAAAAATCATCAGGAATTACATACACAGGATTTGAAGCATGACTTTAGTAAACACAAGAGCAGCATTTGAAAAAGCAGTAACAGATAAGGTTTCAGACTTTGATCCGACTGTTTTAATGGTTTATGATAATCTTCATTTTACAACTCCTGGAAAAAGTCAAAAATACATATTAATGAATATAAACTTCACTCAATCAACTTTACAAAATCAAGGAGCAGCTTCAACTTACTATGCAGGAGTGATTCAATGTAATATTTACGTTCCAAAATCAAAAGGTACTTCTGTTTTATCTTCAATTTCTGAGGCTGTCATTGATGGTTTGACTTCAGTAAACGCTTCTGGATATACAGATACTTTTAGTTGTAAACCTAGAGTTTTAGATATTAATGGTCCAACTCCTCTTGAAATCGAAGATAGAAGCCATTTTATTGGTATAATATCTTGTCAATTCTCAGCAAACGCTTAGTATACTAGAATAGCAATCTAATAAATTTATGGAAGCGATTGAACTCCTTAAAAATAAATTTGGTGTAAGCCAAAAATATGTATATGAATTAAAAGATGGAGATGAAACAGTATTAGAGATATATTGGAATCCATTAACTATTGCAGAGAGAGAATCAATCGTAGCAAAATCTGGAGATTCAGGTACTAATGATGATTTTGCCTTGAATCTTATGATTACAAAAGCTTTAGACAAAGAAGGTAATAGATTGTTTCAAGATGGTCATAAAGCGTCATTAAGACGAGAAGTAAATGCTGGAATCTTGCAAGATATACAACTTGCAATGTTAAATTCTGGTTCTGAATATAAGTTAGAGGAAGCGAAAGCAGATTTAAAAAGTTAAGAACGATTGGTTTTTTATGTTTTTTTTAGCTTCAGAGCTAGGAATGACTATTCAAGAACTTACTAATAAATTAACACAAGAAGAGTATATAAACTGGCTTGCTTACTATGAGTTAAAAAGAGAATATGAAGATAAAGCTTATGAAGATGCAAAGAATAAATCACGAGCAAGAAAACGCTAAAAGCGGTACACTAAAATAAAGTTTTGTTTTTGCTGTGGCCGATTACGGTGTAAATATAAATTTAAGAGTAAAAGGTCAGTCTGGTCTTGATAGGTTAAAAGCAAAAGTAAATGAGTTAACAGCAAGTATAGATAAGATTCGTGGTATAGACATAATGAACCCTCGTAATACAGGGGGTTCAGGAGGAAAAGGTGCTCGTAATGAAATAAAAAAATACAGACAAGACATGGAAGCTCTTGTCGAAACTGTAAACAAATCTAAAGGAGCTTTTGGTAAGACTGCTAATCAGCAAATGGCAGCAGCAGATGCATTACAAGAATATGCTAATAATTTAAAATTAGGAACAAAAGCACAAAAAGCAGCAGCAACAGCAGCAGTAAAGCAGATTAAAAATATAGACCTTGAAACAACTGCAATAATGGAAAATACAAAAGCCAGAAAAAATAACAGGGATCTAGCAAGTCGAGTTGGGGGAGGAAAAGGAAAAAATCCTTTCCCTATGGAGAATCCCAAAGGAAACAGGGCAGCCTTAACAAGCGGACTTATTTCTGGTGCGTTTCCATTGCTATTTGGACAAGGGCCAGTTGGAGGTGCATTTGGATTTGCTGGTGGTTTTGCAGGAACTAAAATCGGTGGCAAAATGGGAGGTTTTGCAGGAGGTCTTGTTGCTACTGCTCTTCTTCAACAATTAACAACACTTAAAAGTGCTTTAGATGAATTAGGTGGTTCTTTTGATGAAATAAATCCAAATATAGATAAATTAACAGAATCTTTAGGATTAGCTGGAACAGCAGAAGGAGAAAGATTAAAGATGATAGAAAGGACTCAAGGTGCTCATGTTGCTTTAGAAATTGCAACAGAAAAAATGAATATGATGATCGGAGAAGAAGGAGTTAAAAATTTAAGAGAATTTGCTGAAACCAGTAGAATAGCTGGTAATGCTTTTAAGCTTGGTTTAACAAAACTTCAAGCATTTTTAGCACCAGTATTCAAATTAATAGCTACACCTTTAACTGCTGCTGCCAAGCAAGAAGAAATTGAAAGATTAGCTGGTTTAGCAGGAGCAGATAAAGACCCTGAGTTGTTAAAATTAGAAAAACAGTTACAAAAAGAATTAGAAACAAATACAAAAATTATTAAAGGAAGTGACTTTGGAATAACAGGAGGTATTGGTACGATTAAGAAAGAAAGTGATAAAGCTGGACGGTTAAGAAAAGAAATACAACTGAGGAAAGAAGCACTAGCTGATGAAGGTAAAGGTATAGAATTATCAGAAAGAAGACAAGATATTCTTGATGAAGGACTTAAGAGTATTACAGATCAAAATACATTCTTACAAAATCAACTTGAGTTGGGAAAACAGGGAGCAGAAATTGAAAAATTAAAAGCTGAAAAAGCTAACGAAATGAAGATTGCAGTTAAAGATTTAACACTAGAGCAAGTAAAACAAATTGAAGATGCCGTAAAGCTTAGAGATGAATTGACAAAAACAAACGAGTTGTATGCGAGTATTGCTTCAACGATAGAAACAGGTCTTGTTGATGCGATAGAAGGTGCGATAAATGGTACTAAAACTCTTGGTGATGTTGCTCGTAGTGTATTTACACAGATTCAAAAATCACTCATACAGGCTGGAGTTAATTCTTTCCTAGGAGGACTTCCTGGTATTGGTAAAATGTTCAGAGCAGATGGAGGACCAGTAAGTAGAGGTCGTAGTTATATAGTCGGAGAACGTGGTCCAGAATTATTTACTCCAGGTGCCAGTGGTGGTATTACTCCTAATAACAAGTTAGGAGGATCTACCAGTGTGGTTGTAAATGTAGATGCCTCTG